ATGGTCGTTGGGTCAGCAACTCTCCAGGCTCAGGCAATGGCGGCGGGGGAGGAGGCGCCGGAGGCGCTGGTGGCAATGGAATAGACAGAACTGCAGGCGTAACCGGTGGGGCTGGCGCGGGCAGAGCTAGTAGTATAACCGGAACTAGTGTAACTTACGCGGCTGGCGGACAAGGCGCTGGTGGTAGTATGGTGAGTGTTACTGGCGTATCGGGTACAAACGGGCTAGGTAACGGAGCTACTGGAGCAAACAGTCCAGGAGTATCGACCGGCACTAAAGGCGGCGATGGTGTGGTAATAATTAGATATAAATATAGATAATGATAAGTGAAATTAAATTAATATTTGATATGGACAACAGAACATGGGTTGCTAATGGTTCAATAACCTCTCCTGTATTTATAGACGTACAAGTTGGATTTGAATCAGCAGTAAAACCTACCACTTTTAATAATTTAAGTTTCGGTGTGACACTAACTAGATTAGATGAGAATATACGTGAGTCGCACAACTTTCCTAAACCCGGTATTGTTTATGTAAGCACAGATCAAGATTGGATAGAGCAAATCAGATTCGAATGTGTTCATAATACAGGGTATACTTTGTCAGTATGGTGCAAAGAAAATGATGTTTTATCCGAGAACTCTTGGACGTTCAAGACTCCTGAATTAATAGTAGAACCATATCCAGACTACGAGGTGCAGTAATGAAAGTTTGGGTCATAAAAGAAATCGCACAAGAAAGATTTGACATTTGCAAACAGTGTGAAAATTTAAATAAGTTAACATTCATTTGCAAAGAATGCGGATGCTATATGAAGTGGAAGGTTAAGCTAGCAAACACCCATTGCCCTATATATAAGTGGATAGAAAACAAATAATGGCAACATTAAAAAATACTTCTATCAATAGCACGGGGTATATTCAACTTCCAGTAGGAACTACGGCTCAAAGACCTGCATCACCTGTCACTGGATATATGCGGTTTAACGCTACACTTAATTACATAGAATTTTACAATGGAACATCATGGGTGATGTGGTTCTAAATGGCAATACTACAAAACACTAATATCAATAGCACAGGATACCTAGGAGTAGCATCGGGTACAACAGCTCAACGTCCAGGGACACCTTCATATGGCATGACTAGATATAATACCACCACTAGTATTATGGAGTGGTATAACGGTACATCTTGGTTAGACTCATCTAAGAATATTGTTCAGGATGGATTGGTACTATGGCTGGATGCAGGAAATACAAATAGTTATTCTGGCTCCGGTAGTACTTGGTACGATTTAAGCGGAAACGGAAATCACATGACTATAACTGGGACGCCCACATATTCTACTAGCAATGGCGGTTATTTGAGATTTAATTCCGGAGCCTCATCATTAACTTCATATGCATCAATACCCAACGCTAACTGTAGCGCAAACTTTAAAAGTATGCCTAGTGGTTACACTTCATTTCTCGGCTTTCAGAGCTATCAACCTAGTACTAGTTGGCAACCTATATTTACTTTCGGAGACGGCGCAAACTTCGTAGATACTTGGCAGCAGGCTAGCACTAGATATTATGGACTTGATATAAACAATACTTCCCCGTCACCTTTTGTGCCTTTAGATTTATACACAGGTGGTTTTAATATATGGACTAGTTATGTTTCTGTTGCTAACGGATTTGCACATTATAAAAATGGTGTTAGTCAATTAACCGGAACGGTCAGTTCATGGACCTCTTCATCGACTACTGATTTTTGTATTGCTAGAAGACCCGAGGACACGGGTTATTACATGGATGGTGTCTATGCATTCTTATATATCTATAATAGAGTGCTAAGTGCAACTGAAATCACACAAACTTACAATGCTATTAAAGCAAGATATGGATTATAATGGCAACCTTACAAAACACTACAATCAATGACACTGGTTATTTAACTTGGCCAAGAGGTACTACAGCAGAACGACCCGCTACACCTACCGTAGGAATGACTAGGTTTAACACCACAATCCAGGGGTTTGAATATTACAACGGGTCTTCATGGGTCACTAATATAGAAGGTAGTACTACCTATGTTAAGTCCGGATTATTGTGTTATTTGAATTCATTTGATTCTTCTAGTTATCCTGGATCCGGTACCTCTTGGTACGATTTAAGTGGAAATAGTAATACATTTACGATGCGAGGCATTTTGACATATAGTTCTACACAAGGTTTCAGTGGATTTAGTGGAACTACGTCAGGGTTTTATAGAAACCTCACACCTTGGCCAACTAACTTGAAAACAAGTCAAGGTGGAAATGGATACACTACATTAGTGTGGGCTAAGTGTACTGGTACAGGCAGCTGGCAAAAATTATGCGGAAACGGAGACGACCAAAACTATATTGATTTATACGCATATTCCGGTAGTGCAACATATCACCAAGAGGACGGATCTTCTTTGTATTACAATAACGGAGTAAGTGTAGCAAACGATTCATACAACATGAATAACAGTACATGGCATCAATACATGAGTACCAACTTGAACAGCGGTTCTGTAACTAATCCAACCGACTTCTTTGGTCTAGGCATGGAGGGCGATCAACAATATTCATACCCGTGGATAGGTAATATTGCAATATTCATGTTATACAATCGAGTATTGTCTACATCAGAGATGACACAAAATTACAGCTATTTTAGAACACTATTTGGTGTTTAATTAATTGCTTATCGCATTAAGATAAGTACACTGTGATTAATGCATTTCAACTCAACTACGATTCCAGACTTCAAAACTGGTATGATCTAAGACAAAAACTACAAAACTCAGATATTGCTACCAAATGTGTTGAGATAGACACCTGGTGGCAGTTTGCACCTTTGGTCAACCATTATCTACACCCACACGATGTGGACAATTGGCCTAATCCCTGGGAACTTTTGTCCGAAAATACTTACTGTGAGGTTGCAAGAGCATTAGGGATGTGTTATACTCTGATGTTATTAGATATAACTGATGTAGAATTGGTATTAGCAACAAACAATATTGGAGAAGACGTAGTATTAGTCTTGGTCGATAACGCAAAATATATACTGAATTACTGGCCCAATACGGTGATAAGTAATAATCTAAAAGATTTCAAAGTAGTAAGCAAGATAAATTTAGACAAGATAACCAAAAAAATAAAATAAACAGGTATAACAATGCAAATATTAGTAACCAAAAGAAACGGTAACAAAGAACCACTGATGCTAGAAAAATGGCAAGCACAAGTGGCAAAGGTATGTAAAGGGATAGCAGATGTAAGCCCGTCGATGATTGAAATTAAGTCGCAATTGCATTTTTATGACGGTATCACGACCACACAAATTGATGAAATTACACTACGGGCAATTGTAGACCTTATTGACGTAGAAAACAACAGTGATGTGGGTCATACGAACTATCAATATGTAGCTGGTAAACAACGTGTTTCTATGTTACGTAAGGATGTGTATGGTAATTACGAAGTCCCTCACTTATATGACATAGTAAAGAAAAACGTTGCCACTGGTCTTTATACAAGTGAACTACTAGAATGGTATAGTGAAGACGACTGGAATAGAATGAACGACATGTTAGACCACTCTAAGGATGAGGGTTATAGTTATGCCGCCATTGAACAACTGATTGAAAAGTACCTAGTTAAAAATCGTTCAACAAAGGAAATTTATGAAACTCCGCAAGTTAGATACATGGTCGCGGCCGCTACTGTGTTTCACAAAGAAGAACCGAACTCAGCGAGAATGCGCTACATTAAAGAGTACTACAATGCTGCCAGTGATGGTCTTTTCACTCTCGCTACTCCTGTGCTTGCTGGGCTTGGTACTCCAACTAAACAGTTTTCTAGTTGCGTTCTTATCCGTAGTGATGACGATCTCGATTCTATATTTGCTAGTGGCGAGATGATGGCCAAGTATGCTAGCAAACGTGCTGGCATTGGTTTGGAAATTGGACGCCTACGCCCATTAGGTTCGCCTATTCGCGGTGGTGAGATTATGCATACTGGAATGATCCCATTCTTGAAGAAATGGTTTGGTGATTTGCGTTCATGTTCACAAGGAGGTATTCGCAATGCTTCTGCTACGGTTTTCTATCCCATATGGCATCACCAATTCGATGACCTTATTGTTCTCAAAAACAATCAAGGAACAGAAGAAACCCGTGTACGCCATATGGACTACGGTGTGGTGCTTTCTGCATTCTTCTGGAGACGATTCAAGAATAAAGAGAATATTACCTTCTTTGACCCTAATGAAGTTCCCGACCTCTATGAAGCGTTCTACACAAATACTACGTTGTTCGAAGAACTATATGTTAAGTATGAAAAAAATAAAAGCCTCCGCAAGAAGGTAATGAGTGCAGAAGAAGTCTTTAAGAGCGGTATTCTTAAAGAGCGCACTGATACAGGACGTATCTATCTAGTGTTCATCGATAACGTGATGAACCAGGGTCCGTTTGATCCAGAGTATCATACTATTTACCAGAGTAATCTTTGCTGTGAAATTCTACTTCCTACTAAATCTTTTAAACGTCTTGATGATACTAATGGTCGCATTGCACTATGTACATTGGGCAGCATCAACTGGGGCGCTTTCCGTAATCCAGAAGACATGCGCCGTGCTTGCCGTATTCTCCATCGCAGCCTCAACAATATACTTGATTACCAGGACTTTTTAAGCATTCAAAGTAAGTTGTCTAACGATGAGATTCGTCCACTAGGTATTGGTATTACTAACTTAGCTTACTGGCACGCCAAAAGAAACTTCAAGTACGGTGAGAAGGATGCTCTAACTGAACTCAAGTCTTGGATGGAACATTTATCATTCTATTTGACAGAAGCTAGTGTTGAACTCGCTAAAGAACGCGGCAAGTGTGAAGGTAGTGACAGAACACGGTACGGTCAAGGAACGTTCCCCTGGGAACTACGTGCTAATGGTGTTAACGAACTAACAGACTTTACTCCTGAATTAGATTGGGAAACACTGCGCATTCAAATGAAAGAACATGGTGTACGTAATGCTACACAAATGGCTGTTGCTCCCGTTGAATCTAGCTCTGTGGTTATTAACTCTACAAACGGTATTGAAATGCCAATGAGTTTGATTTCAGTTAAAGAAAGTAAAGCAGGCAGTTTCGTTCAAGTCGTACCGGAATATCATAGACTAAAGAACAAGTATCAACTTATGTGGGAACAAAAAGACTGTGATGGATACTTAAAGACAGCGGCAGTTATTGCGGCGTATGTTGACCAGAGTATCTCAACTAATACATTCTATAACCCTGCACATTTCCCAGATCGTAAAGTACCAACTACACTAATCGCTAAGAATTTGATGCAAGCTCATATGTGGGGATTGAAGACATTTTACTATAGCTTGATTAATAAGCAAGGTAGTAAACAGCAAGCAGAAGAAGCCCCTGCAATGCTAGAAGCAATTGACTTTGATGATGAAGAATCATGTGAGTCATGTAAACTCTGAGAAACAACATGTCAAAACAACAATACAACCTAAACACTAAGACAGATTATTTGAATAGAAAAATGTTTTTGGACCCGGAAGGTCCCGTAACCATTCAAAGATTTGAAGAAGTAAAATATAAAAAGATTGCTGATTTTGAAACAACAGCACGTGGTTTCTTCTGGGTGCCAGAAGAAGTCAGTCTTACTAAAGATGCCAATGACTTCAAAGAAGCAAGCGATGCAGTCAAGCACATCTTTACTAGCAACCTACTAAGACAGACTGCACTAGATAGCTTACAAGGACGTGCGCCTAGTCAAGTGTTTACACCCGTTGTGTCATTACCAGAACTAGAAGCATTGATTTACAATTGGAGTTTCTTTGAGACTAACATCCATAGTCGTAGTTATAGTCACATCATTCGTAACATCTATAATGTACCTAAAGATGTATTCAATACTATTCATGACACCCAGCCCATTGTAAGCATGGCTAGTAGCGTAGGCTTGTACTATGATACACTGCACCGTATTAACTGCCGTAAAGAGATTGGTGAAGTTGTTACTGAGCATGAACACATCAAAGCTATCTGGATGGCTCTACATGCGAGTTATGCACTAGAAGCATTTAGATTCATGGTATCATTCGCTACAAGTTTAGCAATGGTTGAGAACAAAATCTTTATCGGCAATGGCAACATCATCAGCTTGATTCTACAAGACGAATTACTACACAAAGGTTGGACTGCATTCTTGATTAATCAAGTAATTAAAGAAGACCCTCGTTTTGTCGCTATCAAACAAGAATGTGAAGCTGAAGTGTATCAACTGTACATGGATGTTATTCGTGAAGAAAAAGAGTGGGCAGACTACTTGTTTAAGTTGGGTCCTGTTATTGGATTAAACGCAACAGTATTAAAAGACTTTGTTGACTACACGGCAGTAGGAGCATTGAAAGAAATCGGAATTCGTTATAACAGCAACGCACCCAAGACTACTCCTATTCCGTGGTTCAACAAACATTCTGACACTAGTAAGAAACAATCTGCATTGCAGGAAACTGAATCAACTAACTATGTTATCGGAGTAATGAGTGAATCATTAGACTACGATTCACTACCAAATATTTAAAAGGAAATAAAATGACAGCAATCATATGGAGTAAGTATCACTGTCCTTATTGCGACCAAGCAAAGGCATTGTTAAATCAAAAAGGCATTCAGTTCGAAGAACGAAAAATCGGAGACGGATATACAAAAGAAGAATTGCTTGAAGCAATCCCAACAGCAAGAACAGTTCCCCAGATTATATTAGATGGTGAACTAATAGGTGGTTTCACCGAACTCAAGAAAAAATTAACAGAAAGCAACTAATGCAAATAGCACTAAAACCAGATCAAGTATACACATTCAAATTAAACTCAGGTGAAGAACTTATCGCTAAAGTAAGACAAGCAGGCGGCGACTTCATTGTAATAGAAGAACCAGTATCTATTGCACCTACACAGCAAGGTATGCAAATGATTCCTAGTATCTTTACCGCAGATCCGAAGGGTGAATTTAAGCTAAATACTAGCAGCGTTGCCATTTATGCAGAAACTGACGACAGTGTTAGAATGAAGTATTTAGAAGCAACAACTGGTATTAAAGTACCAGACAAGAAAATAGTATTAGGATAATATGGCAAAGCTTAGTAGGAAGGGTGATGAAAATCAAGAAGGCGGCAAGATTATTCGCGGCGCCTCGACGGTATTTGCCAACGGCATTCAAGTAGGATTACATGTTAGTCAAATGACTCCGCATGCACCTTGGAAAAGAAAAGCTCATCCTCCTCACAAAGCAGCCTCAACTACAACAGCTAGTCCTACCGTTTTTTGTGAAGGTGCAGCAGTACTTAGAGTAGGGTCAGGTAACACCTGTGGACATTCAATTGTTCAAGGTAGTCCTGATATATTTGTACCATGAGCGATTCAGGAAAACAAAGCCCACTAGGCGTAAATGTTATGAGTTCATTGTTGCAAAACAATGGACTTGGAATCAATCCTATCGCTATTGATTTTGCGGGCAGTAGCAAGACATACTCTAACTTTTCATTTGGTTCAATAGTTCAAAACACAGTATTACGACTAATCACATGGTCAATCAATGATGCTTGTTTACGCGGACAAGTTAATGGTGATGTATATAATAACATAATTTTTGTAGGTGGGCTAACAAATAGTATTGGGCTTACTAACATTGTATCATCCCCTTCATATTTCACTGTATATCATGATACTAGTGTAATAAGTCAATTCCCAGCCGGCACCTACGTCCAACTGAGTACATCAGTTGAAGGATATAACGATACGTGGTTGATTGGTACTAGCAAGGCGGGGTCTTTTGTAGTAATAACATCAGCAGATCCTGGCAATGTTACAGGTGGTAATATTAAGTACGGTACACTGGTTCCTGGTTTGGGCAACAGTGGTACCTATGCCTTCACTTGGAACAACCCAACAACTGGTCCATACGGTGTAGGAGATGCATGGGGCGGCACAAGTTATAGCAACGGTGGAAACAAACCAGTGACACAATGGGGATTCAATAGATTACTCGCATTGCAAGCATGGGATGAATTTAATTACAATGAAGGTCAGCCTAAATACAAAGACTTTTTAGGGTCTTTCCAACAAGCTGATTCTTTTGTTAACTATACCAATAGTGCTATAACAGCAGTCGATAATTCTAAGTCATTCTTAGAAGGTACTTACAGTAACATGAATGACTTGATTAGTGCAGACATAACAGGTGTGTCGCTAGCTACATTTAACTTTGGTCAAGACTTGATTAAAACTGGTCGAGCGATAAACTTAAAAAAGATTAATACCTTTGGATTACCTTCTAATCTATTAGAGACTTTACAAGAAAACAATGCGATAACACCCGGCGTTAGTTTAGCATTATTAGCAGCCGGCATGTCGCAGTCAGAATTGGCTGATGTGCTAAACAATAAAAATCCTATAACAAAAGAACAGCAGATTAAAATATACAATGCCTTCACAATTATTTTAGGAAAAGACTTACAAGAAGTGTTAATACCATTAAATTGTAAAACAGAAGGTTTGGTGTCATTGGCGGATTTATTGAATCCTAAGAAATTATTCCCTACTCAATCTACTAGTGGGTCAGCAGTTTATCAAACATTAACGGTACCTTTGTATAATACAGGACAAGCAGCACAAGGAATTACTACTGTATCTAACACGAAGATAGTGTATTATGGAGGAAACGATTTGTCAGTACCCTACTATACATTAGTTACCACTAGAAATTCAGACAATACAGTTTCTACAGCAATTACTGCCACTGCAAGAACTACTTCATCTACCTTTGATAGTAATGTGTACCCTAACTTCCAAGGTTATGCACTAGCCGTCATCGGAGAATTGAACTCTCAGCTAGCAGTAAGCACGAGCAACGAAGCAGTTGATTTATTTGCGAATACTATTGAAGCATTAAACACACAAGTATCTGAATTAAACATTGCATCTGGTGGAAATAATAGTTTCGCAACACGAACTTATCCTAGCAGTAAGGTATATTACTTCATATATGGTCAAGGTACTGCTAACGCCTCAGTTAACTCGCAACTAACATCACCTACCGTACAAGATAGAGTGTCTCCGGTATACCCATCTGGTCAACCTACCCCTAATTTCTCTGTTACTCTAGCAGATGATCCGGTTATAGTAAGTCCACCGCCGACTACCAGTGGTTCTACTAGTGCAGTAGGAAATCAATTTGTCGTTGCAGGTGATCCTACTCCTAC